AGAAGTGCAGAAACTCACGGATGGTATCGGCTACACCAGTCACGCAATCTGCAAGACTGCCAATCATACTCTTGATGCCGTTAACGATACCGTCGATAATATCAGCACCCCAGGAGAACGCCTGCGAACCGAGATCTTTAATGAAATTCACGGCAGCATTGAAGCCGCCCACAATCGTATCCTTGATCGCCGCTATCTTCTGGGTAACGGCATTTTTGACGCTGTCCCAGATAGAAGATACCGTCGCTTTTATTGCGCTCATCACGGTGCTGACTGTATTTTTGATTGCGTTCCAGACGGAAGATACCACAGAAGAAATGGTATTCAGCACACCGGAAACGAAGCCGGAGATTGCATTCCACACCGCCGATACGACCGTATGAATTGTGTTCAGTGTATTTGTAATATGCTCCTTGATGCTGTTCCAGATGCTTGAAATCACCGACCAGATCGCATCCAGAACAGTGCTGATTGCCGTATGAATGGCGTTCCATACCGTTTCAATCACGGTCTTGATCGCTTCAAGCACGATCGTTACAACCGCCTTGATGTTCTCCCATGCAGTTGTGATCTTCTCATGAATCCAGTCCATGACACGGGAAATGATAATGTGGATTGCTTCAAAAATCGTCTCGAACAGATACCTGAATGCTTCCAGCAGCGGAGAGATGAAGTCGTAAATGGTCTGCCATACAGTTGTGATAACAGACCAGATCGCATTCAGCACCGTGCTGATCGCAGTATGAATCGCATTCCAGACAACAGTAATAACCGTCTTGATCAGATTGATCTTTTCAGCGACCGAGTTATAAATCGCTGTCCAGATGCCGACAAAAAAGTTCTTGATACCCGTCCAGATGTTGGTGAAAAATGTTGCAATGCCGTTGACTACGCCTGTAAAGAAGTTTTTGATACCGTTCCAGATGTTGACGAAAAAGTTCTTGATGCTCGTCCAGACGTTCATCCAGAATTCCTTTACTTCATCGAGGTTTGTGCCGAACAGATTACACAGCACATTGAGGTAGTTTTTCAGCGTGTCCTTCAGGAAATTCCAGACCGCTACAAAAATGCCCTTGATGCCGTCCCACACTTTGCTCCAGTCGCCGGTGAAGATACCGACGAAAATGTCCAGCACATTCAGAATCGTATCCGTCACGAATTTGAAGGAGTTTGCAATCTGCTGGAACACACCCTCAAAGACAGGCGCAAGGAATTTACAGAGTCCATCCCATACAGCCTTGATGACCTCGCCGATATTTTTGAAGTCAAAGCCGAGGGCGTTGACACGGTCAACGATGCCCTGACAGAAGCCAGCGAAAATGCTCTTGATCTGATTCCAGATTGCTGTAATCTTATTGCGAAAGTCCTCGTTGGTGCGCCACAGATGCACAAAAGCCGCCACCAATGCAGCGACCACTGCAATGACAGCGACCACGGGCGCACTGATACCGCCGATCGCAGCGCCGAAGGAAGTGAATGCCGCCTTTGCGCCTGCGATGATCGTCGGGAGGTTGGAAACAAGCTGCATCAGCTTGCCGACACCGACCATTGTTTTGCCGACTACGACAAGGAGAGGTCCGAGTGCCGCCGCTACCAGTGCGATTTTGACAATGGTTTCCTTTGTCGCAGGCGACAGCGCGTTAAACTTATCAATAAGTCCCTGAATTCGAGATACAATAGAGCGAATTGCAGGCATCAGGATTTCGCCGAAAGAGATAGCAAACTCCTGAAGCTGTGATTTCAGAATGGTGAGCTGTCCGGCAAGGTTATCCTGCATAACGGCAGCCATCTTTTCAGTGACACCGTTGTAGCCGTCAATCTCATCGGAACAGGTGCTGATTGCACCCTCCAGCTTCTGAATATCCGCAGGCGCAGCATTCATCAGCGCAAGAAAGCCGGACATAGCGTTCTTGCCGACCAGCGCCTGCGCCGCCGATGCCTGTTCCGATTCGGACATCTGCGCAAAAGCCACACGGCAGTCTGCCAGAATGTCATTCAGTTCACGCATCGAGCCGTCCTGATTGGTGGTTGCAATCTCCATTTCGCCGAAGGCATCACCGCAGAACTTGACCTCGCCCGCAAGGGCGGTCATGATCGAACGCAGTGCTGTACCGGACTGCGAACCCTTAATACCGCTGTTCGCCATCAGACCGATTGCCTGTGCTGTATCCTCGCAGGAGAATCCCAGAGAACCCGCAACAGGCGCACAGTATTTGAAGGTTTCACCCATCATGCTGACGTTCGTGTTTGCATTGGACGATGCCGCTGCCAGCACATCAGCAAAATGACCGCTGTCGGCAGCAGTTAAGCCGAAAGCGGTCAGAGCGTCAGTTACAATATCCGAAGTTGTCGCCAAGTCCTCACCGGAAGCTGCTGCGAGGTTCATGATGCCCTCGATACCTTCCAGCATATCGCCGGTTTTCCAGCCTGCCATCGCCATGTAGTTCATGGCATCAGCAGCCTCGGAAGCGGAGAACTTGGTCTTTGCGCCCATTTCACGGGCTTTGTCACGCAGTGCGTCCAGTTCATCCCCGGTCGCACCGGATACAGCAGCGACCTTCGACATTGCAGAATCGAAATCCGTTGCTGTTTTTACGGCGGCTGTACCCGCAGCCGCAATGGGAACGGTCACATGGGTGGTCAGTGTCGTACCGACATCGGCGATTTTGTCACCGGCTTTTTCAAGCATTTCTCCCGCCTGACCGAGCTTTGCAAGCGCCGTGCCGGAAGCCTTCGCCTCACGCTGGAGGTTCTGCAGTTCCTGTTCCGTCTCGATGATCTCACGCTGCAGTGCATCATACTGCTCCTGCGAGATGTCGCCGTTGGCAAGCGCCTGATTTGCTTGCTCTGCTGCCGTTTTCAGGGTTTCCAGCTTTTCTTTGGTAGCCGTCACCGCATCGGCGAGGAGCTTATGCTTTTGCGAGAGCAGTTCCGTGTTGGAAGGATCGAGTTTCAGCAGCTTCTGTACATCCTTGAGCTGCGTCTGCGTGTTCTTGATGTTTTTATTGACACCCTCCAGAGCCTTCGACAGCTTGGTCGTATCGCCGCCGATCTCAACGGTGATGCCCTTGATTCTGTTTGCCATGCGGTTCACCTGCCTTTCGCATGGGTATACAAAAAGCACCTGCTTTTCAGCAAGTGCTTAGTGTATATTCATAATTTATGCAATCCTAATATTACCTTGGACGGCAGTAATGATAATCGAGCATAAACTCAAATTCATATCCCTGCGGATTGCTTTTGAATTCTTCTCTTTTCTGAAGATCAGTGATAAACTTCTCTGCAATCCCCGTATCGAGATTTTCATTTTCGATCTTTTCAAGAGACCACAAGAAATCTTTCAGTTCTTCTGCTTTGGCTCGGTTTGTCTCCTCGTAGCCTTCCCACCACGACCAGTCTCTTTCCTTAGTGAGTTCTGATTCCAACACACAGCATCTGCTAAATATATAAGAACATATTTCACGCAGAGCAGCTTTGGGCGCAAAGACAATGGCATTTCCTTCTGCACCCTCTGTAATCGGATATTCCTTTCCGGTATACTTACTGCATATTTTGAAAAGAGCTACCGGAATATCAAGGAACATACTGCTGTTCCACCAGCAGATTTCTTCATAGCCGTCATAATCACTTGCAGGCGCAGGAATCACTTTCGATCCGGAGATGATATCACCGGTTCGCTTGTCCTTGATGCGCATACTGATATCAAAATCAAAGCTCATTTTTACACCCCCTGAACTTCATCCACAACTGAATTATAGCACAGCAGGGAGAAAAAGTCAATCAGAACGCATCAAAGTCTGCCTGTCCAGCGACCTCATGCCAGCCGTCATATTCGTCATTTTCCTTTTCGGTGAACATATCATTCACGACTCCGATCGTGAGCAGATCAAGCTCCGAGAGGGACAGCCCGATCTGCACACACCGTAGAAGGAAGAGGGGCGTTGTCATCGGGCGGTCAGTTTTGCGATGTTTTTTTTAGATTCCGCCTGCGTTTCCACGTTCAGTCCCCACAGTTCAATGAGCTGCGGCAGTACCTCGTAAATGGAGAATGTGTTGAAGGCTTCGAGCCACTCGTCCGGATTGTCCGGGACGTTTTCCGGATCAGCGTGTTTCGCCATGATGTATGCGATGTTCTCAAACATCTCAAGGCTCTCGATGTCGAGGGTAGAGCCTTCCTCGTCACCTTCCTTCACAGAGGTCTGAAGGGCAGCGAAGTCCTTGTAAATATCCCTGCGGAACTTGATACGGTAAAGGCGAGGCACAGCGGCACTCGCTTTGAACGGAACCTCGATACCGTCAACGGTAATCGTCTTTTTAATAGCCATGCTGTACCTCCTTATTCAGTCGTGCTGCTGGACTTGGTCGATGTGGAACGTGTGCCGGTGCTGTTGTTAGTTGCAGCAGTCGGCATATAGACAGCGTTGTACCAGTTGTCATAGGTGGTCTGGTCAGTGCTTTCGCAGGTCTTGGACTTCACCAGACCGTTCGGCAGCGCCGATGCCTTGAGGGAGAGCTTTTCCGTCTTGACAGACTTGCTTTCCTCGGTAGTCTCACCCTCGGTCGCAGGACGGG